ATTCGACCCGCCAATCTGGCCGACATTATGGCGATTTTGGAGGCGATCAAATGATTATCACAGGCGACTGCTTGGAAGTCATGAAGACGCTGGAAAATAAATCAGTCCAGACGTGCATCACATCTCCACCCTATTGGGGCTTGCGGGATTACGGCGTTGATGGGCAGATGGGTTTAGAGAATACGCCAGAGGAATACGTTGCCAAGATGGTCGAGGTGTTCCGCGAGGTGCGACGTGTATTGAGAGATGACGGCACGTTATGGCTGAACCTGGGGGATAGCTACGGGTCGGTGGGCGGCAACACCCACGCCGGGTTCAACGCCCGTTACCACGGGACCCAGTCCGCTGAGGACAAGCAGGGCAAGGCGCTCAATGGCGTCACCGAGCGGACGGTTGTTACCGGCCTGGCGACCAAGAACCTGCTGGGCATCCCGTGGCGCGTCGCTTTCGCCCTACAGGCGGACGGCTGGACGCTGCGGCAGGACATCATCTGGCACAAGCCGAACCCCATGCCTGAAAGCGTTACAGACCGATGCACAAAGGCGCATGAATACATCTTCCTTATGAGCAAGTCGCAAAAGTATCACTACGATGCTGATGCGATTAAAGAAGAAATGATTGGTAAGCCTCACGCGCCCAAAAACAAAGCCAACAAAAATGACGGCCATTTGAGAAATGATGTTGGTACAGAGAGAATGGAAAAGGTTTGGGGTGAGAGTGGCATGGCAAACAAGCGCAGCGTCTGGACAGTCTCAACACGCCCATTCAAAGAAGCCCATTTTGCCACATTTCCACCACAATTGATTGAGCCGTGCGTTAAGGCCGGTTCCAAGGCTGGCGACACTATTCTTGACCCATTCAGCGGCGCAGGTACAACGGGATTGGTAGCGTTTCAACATGAGCGGGAATTTATCGGCATCGAGTTGAATCCCGAATATGCCGAAATCGCCACCCGTCGCATCGAACACGAACGCAGCCTCACACCACTACTGGAGGCGATCAAATGAGCCAGCCCGAACTCTTCCCCTGTTTCGGGAACGACTGGCGGGGCATGGGCAACCGTCCACCGTCGATCAGTCTCAAACTCGGCTCGCAGCCACTCCCGGCCATCCTGCCAAGCGAATGGGTGGAATTCGATCTCACCTCATCACCAAACTTCCCAGTTAAAGTCAAAGATCAAGGCCAGTTTGGTGCCTGCAACGGACACGCCGCAGCCACATCACTGGAAGTGGCTCGCTGGATTGCCGGTCAACCGCATATCGAACTGTCTCCCTGGCTGATTTATGCCGACTTGTGCCGTGGCTGGGATACCGGATCAAGCATTGCCGAGGCGTTGCAACTCTTGGAGAAGTCAGGCACTTGCGAGACTTCGCTAGTCCCTTTTGGCACGATCAACCCATCCTCAGTCAAGCAACAGGCACGCAACGATTGCAAGCGGTTCAAAATTGAAATCGGCACGACGCTCCTGACGTGGGACGATTTGTGCGTTGCAACGCAGCTCAGGCGACCGTTTAATTTCAGCGTTCCAGTCAATTCCGGTTTCAATGCACTCGACGCCAACGGCTGCCCATCCAACAGGTCAGGCTCGCACAATCACGCTGTGATGGGCGGGCTAGGAATGAAACGTGCACCAGATGGGCAATGGCTCATCAGGTGGCAGAACAGTTGGGGCACGCGATGGGGTCAGAATGGGCGTGCGTGGTTGTGCGAAAAGAATATTCAAGGATGGGGTTTCGACGCCTATTCCGTCTCGGCAATTGCAACGATCACGCCTGACACGGCACCTGCACTAAATTAAATGAAACGCAAAACACCTAAGAGCAGGCTCAATGCCATGCCAAGCGGCACGGAGTTGGAGCGTATTGCCCGCCGCATCCTCACGGAGCTGGGCAACAACGTGGCAAAACCGTGGCTTGCCATCTACGATCGAAAAAAGGAAGCCGACCCGTTCACCGCACCATTGGATATGGCTGGTAAATTCGTCCCGATTATCGAGGCATGGATCGACCAGTCAGGTCGGTCACTGCTGGTGTCGCTGGACCAACAGGATGCCGATCAATGGCTAGTCCGTGCTCCAGAGGTGCTTCAAGCCGCTCGCGAGGCTGTGCTGGACCTGTGCAACGAAACGATTGAGCAATTCACCGCCGACACGCTCCGCACATTGGAAGGCATGCGGCTGGATATCGCAGCCTCTATCGAGTCCGGTGAAACGGCTGGTGAACTAACCAACCGAATCAGCACTTGGGTCAAGGACAACGCCCGCTGGCGTGCCCGCCGAATTGCAATCACGGAATCAGCACGGGCCTATAACACCGGACTTGTTAAAGCCGCCGAAAGCCTTGATTTCGTGGCCGGTTGGGAGTTGCTCGTCTCGGATGATGCCTGCCCCCTGTGCCACATGATTTATCGTTTATGCCCGATTATCCCCAAGGGCGGGACATTCGGCACGAACGGCAACAACAAGACCTACAAGGACCTGAAATTTCCTCCGTTTCATCCCGGCTGCCGGTGCAGTCTGTTAGAGGTGTTCGATGATGAAATGCCCAAGACTCTCAAACCGCCCGCCAGACCCGGTGAAAACGGCTACCTGAGACCATCCGAAGCAGACTATGAAACGGCGGATCAAGGCGGTTATCTATCGGTTGCAATCGGCAACGCTAAGTCGTTCACAAAAACAGGCCGGGTACTGGAGTCCTGATACATGGATCTGATGACCAAAGCAATCGAATCAGGCTTGTCAGAGTCTGATTCAGGGGGCTTTACAGCCTATGCAAGCCGGTTCCTGAATATCGACCGGCAAGGTGACATGATTTTGCCGGGCGCCTATAACAAGGCCCTGCCAGAGTTTCTGGACGATGGCGGGGTGATACTTGCCGACCACATCAATAAGACGATGTCCGTAGCTGCCACCATGCGTGATGCACGCGAGGACCGCAATGGACTGCTGGTTGATGGCTCATTTTCAGCCACAGAAACAGGCCAGCGGATACGACAACTGCTGAAAGAAAAAGCCGTCAATAAAATGTCAATTTCATTTCGGGCCGCATCTCGCAAGATCAAGGAAGCGGACGTGCTCGAAATCTGGAACCGCTACAACTACAAGCCCACAGGCACGCAAAAGCAACTTGCCAAGAGTGGAGCTAATTTGATTTCCGAGGTCAATGAAATCCTCGAAGTTTCATTTGTGCCAATTCCAGCCAATAAAGACGCTGGAATTCTCTCGGTGAAATCACTTGAAACACCGACCCCGGTGGTGGATGCCGATCGCCTGCTGGAACTGTTCCAACGGGCTGAATTGGCTGATTCGATTCTGACCGCCGCCAAGCGGTAAATGAAAGGTTAGTGACCCATGTCTGTAACTGCATCTGAGCCCCGTTCGGCGGCCACAATCGCCGAAGATCGCCTTGTTTTGGCCAATAAAGTCAAATCACTGCGAGATGAAATGATCGCCGGTTCGGACGAAATCCGCTCCGAAAAGTCTGGCGAATTGCAATCGACCATCGACCAGCTTGAAGCCTGTGACGGGCAATATCAACTGGTCAAGGCGCTCGAAAATGCAAACGCAATGGTTGAAAAGTATTCGCAACAACCTCAACGCCCACAGGCCACAAGTAAGGCCGCTGTACTTGACCGCCAGTCTGGCCAGGTCGTTTCGGGTGGCGAGCTTGCCACACTCTCAGAGGCCGAGGTGATGGGCAGTTACGACTACCACAAAGCCTTCGAGTCGTTCTTGGGTGCGCGTGGCAAGCTGGAAGATGTCAAGAGCCGCAATCATCGCGATGTCCTTGAACGATACGGCAAGGGTGGCGATAGAACCTTGTCGCCAAACGAGATCTTCGCCCCGTTTCGCAAGGACATGTACCTCGCGTCGACCAGCCTCGGATCGAATGCCGTGGCCCCTGACTTTCGCTTTGACATCATCACGCCTCGGACTGTCCAGCCCGTGATGCCGCGAATCTGCCAAACCCTTAGCACGAACGTCAGTTCGGTGACGATCCCTAAAAATAACGATGTCAACACTGACACACGTTATGGCACCACATTCCGCCCAACGAAAGGTGAAAGCCCGAACGGAACCGCGAATCAGAAGGACACCGGGCCGTTTGGCCAAATGGTGATTAATGCAAATACCGGCTCGATGTTTGCGGATGTCTCGCGTGACTTTTTTCAAGACGCGCCGGGTCTGTCCAGTTATCTCCAAGGCGAGGCGTCAAAAGCCTTCGCCGCTGTACTGGACGATGAAATCATCAACGGTCTCACCGGCTCAATTCAGGCCGAGGGGATCCTGACCAACACCAGCATTGGCATCACCAAGACCGGCGTGGCGAACACGCTAACAGGTCCGAAGATCACGGACGCTTACTACGCGTTTCGCCAACAATACAGCCCCAACCTGTCATGGGTGATGGCTCGCGGCACTCACGGCAAGCTGTTGCAACTCTTGGATACCACTGGCCGCCCATTGTTCCTGCCAAACAGTTTGGCTGGATACACGCAGGCTCCACAGCCGGACGTCCTTGGTTCTCCTGTGTACTTCAACGAATTCGTTCCAATCTCTGGGACGAGCTCGCCGAAGTCAATTATCGTCGGAAATTTCAGCGAGTATTTCCTCTTGCTGCGTCAGGGCTTTACGGTTCTGGTCGATGATATTTCGATGGCTTATAAGAACCGAATTCGGGTTTCGTTCTCGTACCGTTTTGGCGGTGCTGTGCGTGATCCAAAGGCTTTCCAGATCGTTCACGAAGCCGTCTGATTTTGGTTTTGTCGGTTTGGTAGTCAACCCGGCGGGTCCTTCCCTGCCCGCCGGGTTTCATTTACATTTTGAGGCAAATCATGGCCGCTTACATCTCGCAATCTGAAGCAACAACCTACACCGATGTGATCGGCACTTGGACCGCTGCCGCTGCCGTGGCCTACCTGTCCGCGGCATCGTCATTGATCGACCAGTATTGTGCACGTTCCTTTTTACCTGCGGACCTGACAGCCGATGTCAAATTGGCGATCGCATTGACGGCGGTTCATTTGAAAAACAATGGCCAGAATCCGGCACCACTTCAGATGGAGCGCATCGGCGATTACTCCGCAATGTATCAGATCTTGAACACGGGAAGCGTCTTGCCCGCACTTGTGACGCAGCTATTGCAGCCTTATCGAAATGTGGTGATGGGATGATTAGCCGTAATTTCTATCTGGAGTGGGAGGGCGAAGCGTACAAGGCTCGCCTCCACAAAGAAATATCAAAGGCAATCCGCATCTCGGCAGGCAAGGTCCGAAACGCGGCTGTCAGGTTGTTGAACGTGACAGGAAAAGCGGCCACAAAGAGCCTGAATAAACAGACAGGCAAGGCTTTCAAAGGGCTAAATGCAACCCAGAAAAACGCTCTGACGTTTTCAAACGGACTGAAAACAATTCAGAAGTTGAAAACAGTGAAGGGTCGTAAAAAAACAATGCGATTCGGCGGTGAACACGGCGGGGCAAGTCGAATCTACTGGTACGACTCACCACTGAACCGTTGGGTATCCGCTTCACAGCCGGGCACACCTCCGCACAAACAGACCGGTAACCTTCAACAAATTGTGATTGAGCCATCACGCGGCGGGCTGCATGCCAAAGTTGGGCCTAAAAGCGGCCTGAAATACGCTCGCATCCAAGAACTTGGCGGCAAGGGAATGCTTAATCTTGCACCCCGCCCGTACATGCGGCCTGCTGTCGAGTCGCAGCAAGCGGGAATCATGGACCGTTTCGACCAAGCCATCCTGAAAGCATCGACATAAACCGAAAGAGGGAAAAATGCCACTGCCGGAACGACTGTTAAACTCCTGTGCCACGATCTACCTGGAAGCCAACGCCAAAGGTTCCATGGGCCAACCGGTGCAGACCCTGACCGTGATCGGCACGCCAAAATGCCGAGTCGATTTTAAGTCCATCCAGCGAGATGGGCCGCCGATCGAAGGTGAGGCCCAGGTATTTTCCGTCTACTTGGCCGGATCATGGCCGTTGACCGCTAGTCATTGGGTCAAGGTGCTGACCGCATCAGGCCGTGAAGCCACCGGTCAAGTCTCCACATCATCCGAGGCCGCTGGACTGGGCCACAACACGGCTCTGACTGTGATCTGCCGCACGCCTGTGCCGGTGGTGGCCTCATGAGCTACAACGTTCCGCTGGCTATCCAATCGCACTGGGCCGCTCAGACAGGATTGCCCAGTTTATGGCTGGAATATGCACCCGATCCGCTTGTTCCACCCTTGGCGGTGATGGAAGCAACCGGCTTCTCGCGAACTCCGCTTTCGGCTAACTCGCATATGGATTCGCACAACTACCGAATCTCTATCTTGACCACATCAGCTGAATCAACCTGGTCAATTGGCGAGTCGGCAATCGAGAAAATGGACACTCTGGCGGGTGACAAGATTACCTCGGTTCAGATTGAACCGGATAGCCTGGCACGCCCCGCAAAGGTCGGACAGTTGGACGTTTGGGTATTCGAATTCACAATGAAGGTCGAAATCTTCGACAATTGAAAGAGGTTAGACA